ACGTCAGAAACAATAAACGTTTCGGTTACGGTAAATCCACCGCCGTTAGCATCAGCAGGTGCTTTAGCGAAAGGTAATCTCACAGTACCTACATACACAGTACCGGAAAAGTGGAAAGAGTTAGAAATGTGATCCATATTATCCTCCTATCCAGCCGGTGCAGTAGCGTCAGCTTGTAAGATAACGCCCAAAGTAGGACGCCATACGCCTTTAGCGTAAATTGCAGACATGTTGATTTCCCAACCACGCCGGGAAGCGTTACGTTCCATTTCGATGCGGATAGGGCGCCTCCAGTCTAATGCCAGAGCATTACGTGGGAACACACCGCCCTTGAAGTCAGCGGCACTATCAGCAGCAGCAAAGACTTGATAGATAGGCACACCCATGAAATTAGCCACAAAACCGCTGCGGGTCATTTCTTCTGTGTAACCAGGTGCCTGCGCAAGAGATGATCCAGCAACGGAAGCAGCTTTAGCTAACACAGCATATTGATAGCCATGTAAGACACAGGCTAAAGGAACTTTACTGTTCTTGTTAGCGTTTCGCGCCTGAGCGATTGCAGCAGCAACCCATCCCCAAGTGATAGCGGCGTTAATGGTTCCAACAGTGCCACCAGTGAGTGACGCCATAAGCGTAACAAGATCGGATTCGACAAGATCGGACGCGGCTAAACCAAGTTCGCGTGAAGCATCAGTGATGATACTTTCAGGTAACTCAGATTCAGCACGGGCGTCCGAAACGAACACCTGCAAACCAATTTCAGAAGGCGTCAAAGTTTGATCCGCTGAAGGCGTAAAGCTATCAGAGGTCAAATCATCCGCATCTGTAATTGCCTTTGCAGTCAATTGGTTATAAGCATAGCTCCGGCGGATATTCATGCCAGTAGCATCGTTGAACGTAGTAACAAGATTCTGCATAGTGGCGGTTTCACGTACCACAAAATACGCATCCTGTTCGATACGTTGAGCGATTGAACTTACATCACTCCAAATGTTATTACCCATATATTACTCCTTTTAGATTCCTAATCGTCTGCGCCTTTCTGCATCTGTCTCTGTCACCTGATGATCACCACCTGGATTCGTAGCACTAGCAGGGTTGGCTTTCTTTGGCAGTTTTTCCAGAAGTTGTTTAGCGTCCTGTTCGATTTCATCCGGTGTCTCACCTTGCAATCGATTAGCTAAAATTTCTGGTAATCCTAACTTTGAAGCGGTACTCTGTTTGAGTAAATCAAGTTTGATTTTCTTGTTCTCAGCCTCTAATACCGCAGCGCGTTTCTGTTCCTTTTGAAGCTCGGTAAGTTCAGCGTCTTTTTTATCCTGTTCGGCCTTTTCAAAAGATTGTAACTTTTTGAAATGACGCTCGGCTTCTTGTTCCTTATTCGCTGCGTGTTGTTTGAGCCTTTCGTTTTCCTCTTTGATTTCATCAATGGTTGGTTCTTTTACCGGCTCAACCTTTTCAACTTTTGTTTCAATTACTGATTCTTTGACCGTCTCGGTCGGTTTTGTTTCTACTGTATCTGCCATCTCGGCTATCCCTTTCGTGTTAACGTAAAATGCCAACCCGAATGGGCTGGCTTCAAAATAACTTTATGCGTTGGCAATTTATTGTGTTACGGGGTGCGCATCACGCGCTAAAACTATTATAGCACGTTTTTACGCATTTTTTACGTGAAATTTATACCTTTAATTTTTGATTCAATGTAATATAGATACATCAACGAGGAGAGAGATTATGACAACTAAAAAATGTAGCAAGTGTGGGGAAGAAAAAGATATAAACGAGTTTGCAATAGATAAAAATAGAAAAGATGGTCGTTATTGCTATTGTAAATTATGCGTGTGTAAACTTAGTGAAAATCACTATAAAACCAATAGTGAAAAATATTTAGCAAAGCAAAAGGAATATAGAATAAATAATAAAGATAAAATATCAAAATACGCTAAAGAATACGGTGAAAAAAATAAAGATAAAAGAAAAGACAATAAACTAAATAGGACATATGGAATAAGCCTTGAAGAATACAAAATAATGGCTTATAAGCAATCTGGAGTTTGTTTAATTTGTGGTAAAGAACCTATTGAAAACGGAAATAATGGAACTAACAATATATTAGTTGTAGATCACAATCACACAACAGGAAAAGTACGCGGATTGCTTTGCGGAAAGTGCAATAAGGCAATCGGTTTATTGCATGATGATATCTCAATCCTAAAATCTGCTATTGAATACCTTGAAAAGCATCAATAATCTAATCTTTGCGTATCATAGCCTGACAATAAACCATGGTTATACTTCCATTATCGGCGCGGTAGTTTGTTACTGATACGCCGCCTTGACAGACATAACCGCTATCCATAGCCCAAGTAACTAAATCTTCTAATAGTTTACGTGATTTTGCTTCTAATACTGAATATGGGTATTCTAACAAACCTTTAAATTCATCTGCAATATTTTTTTCTTGTTTCACTTCAAATTTATCGTCTTTATATCCTGTTGGTATTTCTACCTTCGGCTTATTCGGTGTTCCTGCTTTTCTGCTCATTGTTTAGGCTCCCAATATGCACCATAATGAAAAGTTACTCTTATAGTATAGTTTTCAGTAGTAAACATACTAAAGAAAATAGGCTTATTGTCAAAATAATATTGAGTGATGTTTTTAGGTTGATTTTCAGCATAACGAATACAGCATCTTTTAGAAAACTCTTCATCGGATTGACACATATCCCTAAGCTGTTGCAATAGTTTTTCAGTACTTTTTGCCGTCTCTTTAGATAACTTTTCGACAATTAAACTTAATTCTCCGTTACTCATTATTCTCCTATCAAATCCTTTAGTGGCGTGACCGTTCTCATGGTACCATAAACCTCATCTTGTCTTTGTGTAGACAGTTGAGATAATTCAAACTTATTCTCTTTGTATGCTTCAAACTTACCGATACCCATTAGGCCGCGTTGTTTGTTTTCGTCAAGAGACTTGAACCAATCCTGACCAGCCGTATCACTGCCTAACGGATTTTCAGAACCCAAAGTAACTGGCAGCATAGCACAGTGCCCGTTGTAATGATCGTCCATAACTTCATCATTAGTGTGCATCGTTCCGTGCATAACGACACATGACATACAGCACACGTCATCCAAAGTTGACATCCACACCCAGCCTTTGACAATATCAGCATTGGCTAAATATGACGCTCTGTTGGCTTCCCTGTATGAGTAAATCTGACTTGTCCTACACATCCGCAAAGCGTCTGTAAGACCTCCCCCTAGACTATTCTTAATCAGTCCTGCGATTGTTTTAGGATTCTTACCTAATGCCACATTATCGATAATTGTATTAGCAACCTTCAGCGCGTTTTCACCTGCGAGTTTATCCAGGCGCTTCATAAGTGGTGAGCCTTCGCTAAAGTATGAGACTAGATTCTCAATCGCCTTTGGATTGAGATTTCTAAACACGCCAGCAACAGCGGGATTACCGGCAATAGTTAACAGTCTCGCATTAGTCGCCCCAAACTTGATAGCATCATTCGCGGCGCCCTGCATGACCGTAGACGCGTACCCTTGAAATTTAGTCAACTCATTTTCGATTGAGATGACCAACGATTTATAAGAGTCAAGTTTCCTAACCTTTGCGGCGTTTATCCCTTCAATGTTCGCCATTTCAAGGGTCAATACCTTTATTTTGTCTTGTAGTCTACTGTAAATATCCCCATAAGCCTTGATAATCTGAGACAAGGCTTTATTATCCCGTTGCTCTAATGCTTTACGGAATTGTTCGGCAAGTTCTACGATGTTATTAATTGGTTGATCGGTCATTTATCCAGTTTCTTTATGGCGCGATAAATTATTATCTTGACAATCAAAGAACACAATACGGTCATTATAAAACCACCAACAATAATTCCTAAATAAAATTCATCACTCATACATCCTCAAACTTTCCGCTTGTTGGAACGCCATCTACCATCCTGCTTCCAACTCGCATTACAGTCTCTTGATCCACGTTTTCGATCACTTCAACCAAACACGGTTCGTTACCAGATAAAGCCTGTTTGCAGATTGATTTTACATCCTTTTCATCCTCCAAAAGATAATACTTCAAATCGTACACGTCCGCTATTTTCCTCAAGCTAGGTAACGTCAAATCAGGTTCCTTGCATCCAACATAATGACTGTTGAAATACTTATTCTGAGTA